CCCAAAGGCTTCAGTCATAGGCGGGAGCATTTCACGCGCCCGCTCCGTAGGAACGCCGAAGTACCACGCATTGAAATCCTCGGCTTTGAGCAGTCCCGCCTGAACCATCTGGAAGCGGCGGTTGAACTCGGTTCCGGTGTCCTCAAATACGGAATCGCCGAACTCTATCGCGCATTCTCCGTCTTCGCACTCGAAGCCGTAGAACCGCGCCAGAGTGACAACGATCTGACTGAGCGCCTGCAGTACCGGGCGCAGCTGCCGCTGAATCTGGCAGACCGTGTTGTATGTAGTTCTGTCCTCGGACAGCACCTGCGTTGCGGTGACAAGTCCTTTCTGCGTATCGAACGAGAACGTTCCGGAGCTTACGCCTATCTGCGTTTCGTAGAAACGAAGCTCCTTGTTTATCTTGGCGCTGTGCTCGGTTTCGCGGATCTGCGGAGCGTAGGTCATTATCTGCTGTTCCATCGTGGAAGTACCGTCGCCGCTTATCCCAACAAAGTAATCATCGGGAATACCGCTGCTTTCCTTTAAAACGGTGCGGTCGGCGAATACCTTCGCGGACATCTTCCTGAATTCCGCGCAATACTCGGAATGTGCCTCGTCTATCTCGTGAAGCGTGCCGAGGGAGTTAGCGAAAATGCTTATAGGCAGTTCGCTGTCGAGGTCGATGTTGTTCGCGTATGGCGTCCGGAACGTCGCTATCATGGGAATATCCGAGGGAATCTGCCCCTCCGGAAGCAGAACCGCCCATTTCGGCACAGTCGCAAGCTCCACAGCGTGCTTTGTGCCGTAGAGATACGCCGTGTTCCGGACGGTATGCACGCCGTTCTGGAATATGTGATGTTCCCGGCGTTCGTATATTTTGCCGTGGTACCGGATACGCTCGAAAAATACGCCCTCGGTTACATGACCGTTCTCGTCCAGAGTCATCGGCAGGAAGTCCCGGCTCGTTCCAGAATCGAAGAACATTTCACCGGACTGCACGAAATACGGCTTAATTACCGTGTAGCCGCCTACAATGGTCTGCTGAACTATCCTGTCGAGGTTCGGCAGGAGATTCTTCTGGACGTGCCTGTTCAGCTCCTCGTCTGCGATTTCAAATTTGATTTCGCCTGTGACGAGCTGCGCCAGATACGCGGTAGACACGTACGCCGTCGGCAGCGGCTTGAAATTCTTGTGGGTCTGCGCGAACGGAAGCTGTCCCTGAAACGCGTCCCACCAGAGGGAAGTCGCGGAGCGCATGGTCGAGCTTACCGCCGAATCTGTAATATTAAAGTCGTCCACGCTCGTTCCTCCTTTCCCCTTAAATAAGTCTTTAAGCGCGTTTAAAATACCCATTAATCCCTCCTGATAAGCCGCGGAATATACCGCTCGAAGCTGTACTCGAATGCGTCCAGCGTATCAATATCCGAGGTGCCGTTATCCAGACGAATGTCCTCGCCGACAACCTTGTCGTCGTACACCGCGCCCTGAAATGCGTCCCGCAGCGTTTCGCAGTCGGAAGTCAGCAAGAATCTTTCGCCGCCCATAAGCATGGTCGTTGCGCGGATACGGTCGATTATCGGGCGTTTCATGGAGTTCTTCACAGTCAGGTCGAGCGGCTTTATGTATTCCCGCAAGCCTGAAATCAGCGTCTGCTCGGCGCTGTCGGCGTAGATGTCCTCGATCCTGCCGAAATCCCGCTGAACGTCCTCGCAGAACTCGTAGATACGCTTGTATATCTGCTGCGGGGTCAGTCCGGTTGCGGGAACACGTTCGCTCCGCAGGGCGATGAGCTTTTCGTAATTGTAGGTCATTCCGGTCGCGACCATAGCATGAGCCGAGCCGTTGCCGCCCCAGTCCACGCCGACGTTTATCATGTCCAGCCGTGGGAGCGGTTCCGGCGCGGCGAACGCGGGGATATTATCCGAGAACACACGGTAAATAGCCCCCGCCGCGACTACCCACTTGCCGAGAATGAACCGGTCGTAGAACACGCCGGTGTACTCCTTTTTCAGCGCGGAAACGTAGTCGGCTGGGAGCGTTGTATTATCGTCAATGCCGAAAAAGATGTTCAGCAGGTCGTCCGCAAGAGCCTCGTTATCGAGGTACTTTTTCTTTAGCCAGTGGGTAGGCGTGTCCGGGTTTGTGGTCGCGAACAGCTTTGCGCCGGGCGCAGACAAACGTGACAGCAGCATGACGAAGAAATCCTCCGGGAACAGCGTAAGCTCGTCGCAGTAAGCGCCGCCCAGCGTGATTCCTCGAATCTTATTCTCGGAACGCGCGTCGTTCGCGCCCTCCAGCATTATCTTCCGCCCAAAAATAACGCCCTCCTTTGCGGAGAGCGAGAATGTGAAATTCCTTTCGCCGATAAGCTCCTGAAGCGGCAGCAGGCAGTTGCGCTTGAGAGTCTGGAGCGACTTCGCGGTCATCATGTACAGATAGTCGCGCGGGCGGGAAGCCACCCACAGCGCCCAGAGGATAAGCGATATCCATGTCTTGCCCGAACGCACCGAACCCTGTAAAACGGTCAGGCGCGGAAGTTTGTTCTGCTTGAACAGCCGCATGAGGTCGTTCTGCTTTTTCGTGAATGTGACTTTACCCATTTTTTAAAGCCTCCAGAATATCCGCCAGAGCGCCGTCCGCATTGCCCGAACCGCCGCCGTTTCGGCTGTAATCTCCGCTCTTCAGGTAGAACTCAATAGCCGGCTGGGACGGCGGAATGTGGCGCTCCTTAGTCTCCACGGTTTTCACTCCGTTCACGCACCTGATGGTGCGGTCGGTGACAGTGTAGCCGGTCGCCGCGCGCAGGAGCGCCTGCTCCACCTCGGCGGTCAGCAGCTCGCTGTTCTGGGACAGGAGTTCGTTCAGACCGCCGCAGCGGGATTTTATCTCGGCTATCTTCTTAGCGCGCTTAGCCTCGTTATTTGTGGACAAGTAAGCCTCCACAAGCTGCTGCACTGCGGAGGTCTGGTCTGTGCTGTTTTTTTCGCGCTCGGCAATGGCAGCGCCGAGGGCTGCTATGCTCTTTTTCTTCTTGCTCATGCTGTCACCTCTTTCACATACGTTTAAATGCGCTTAATTTGCGTTTAAGCCCGCGATTTGCTACTGGGCGGGGAAATTACTCTTTGAAGAATCTGCGTAGCTTACAGACGATTTCAGGCGGGTACTTTAAACACCCGCCCGAAATCATGATGATATAGCTTCGCCCTGTCCGTTCGGAATATGTTCCGCAGATATCAGGGGATATTCTTCGCAGTTCCGGAGCTTATCAACGGAACCACAGGCTGACTTTCTATCTCGCAGCCGAGGATAACCTCGTAGTGCCTGCCGTAGATCGTAACGTCCGCCACAGCGCGTTTACCGCGCCGGTTAAATCGGATTATCTTATGCTGGAAGCGTTTCAGGAAGCCGTCCATGATGTGCAGCGCGCCGCCCGAAACGTAGCCGCGGCTTATTCCCAGCGCGTGACCGTCATTGCAGAGGAATCTGATATATTCCTCCTCGGTCTGGCTGAGCTGCGAGCGGCTGAGTATCCGCAGCGTTCCATAGCAGAACTTGACCGCCTGCCAGATGTCCGGGGTCAGCTCCGCGTCGAGGAACACATATCCGCTGAACAGCAGCACTTCGCGCTGTACCCACCTGCGGCGGTGGCGCTCCTGAACCAGCCGGCGTGGAGCATACGCCGTGATGTTCTTTTCGGCAAGCTGCCGGACGACCGTCATTTCCTTGCCGGACTGACAATATATAACGTACATTATTCCTCCTGCGATTTGCTGTTGATGAACTGCACCAGCGAGCGGTACAGTTCCGGATTTTCCTTTGCCATAGCGTCGAAAATATCCTCTTTAAAGCTTTCGAACGCCACATTTTTCAGGTTCGCCGTCTTGATATCCGTGGAATTTTTCAGGCTTACCGCCCTGATCAGCGCCGTTGCCTTTTCGATGAGCTTGAGCGGGTCGGCTTCCTTGAGGGCAATTTCGTCCATCTGCTGGACTGCCTGCAATACCTTGTGGGATATCAGCCGGGCGATTCCCTCGGTGGTGTCGAGCTGCGGGAATTTCTGCATTTCCTCGGTCAGAGCGCGCATATTCTCGCTTGCAAGGCGAATCTCCTGAACGCTGGCGTTCAGCCCCTGCGCGTACCGGCAGACAGCCGCCTCAGACAGCGTGACGTTCGCGGTGTCCCGTACGAAATCGCAGACGTCCCGGTAGGTGTAATCTCCGAGGATCATCTGCTCGACCGCTTCCTTGATGTCAGACGGCAGCTTGTCTATCTTGCTGTGCTTACGTTTCATGACTCACCGCCTTATGCACGGGTCGGAAATCTTGCCGTTCAGGAACGCAATGCCCTTTGCAGTAAGCTTAGCCTCAAGGCTGTGCAGTTCTGCGTCGGCGAGGTCGGCTACTTCATTGTGGAACTCCACGTCACGGAGCTTTATGTAGCCGCCCTCGTTCAGATAATTCACGCAGTCAGCTATCTCCGGAGCGCTCACATCGACCTCCAGACCGTATTCCAGCTCACGTATGCGGACGTATTTTGTCCGCAGCGTATTTATAGCCCGAAGCACCCGGGCGTTGTTGTCGCAGAATTTCTCGCGGTGTACTCTTTCCATGTCCATCTATATCACTCCCTTTTGAGATCGTCAATCTTTGTTTCGAGCCGCGTCATGGTGCGGATAAAATCGGAGTTCCGCACGGTATTCTCCTTGAGGAAATCTATGTTGTTCTCGATTTTCTCGATGGATTTTTTCAGCTCGTTAAGCTCGGATTTGCTGGCGTACTTTTCGTCGGCGCTTTCAAGCTTGTCTTTGAGTTCATCAACATCGGAGCGGCTTGCGCGGCTGGCAAGCTTGTTTTTAAGCTCCTCTACATCGGAGTGGCTCGCACGGCTGTCCAGCTTATCAAAACTGCGCTTGAGGAAGAACGTTATCGCGCCCATGCCGACGGTAAGTATCATATTATAGATTGTGTCGAAATCCACGGTATCACCTCTTTAAAATGTTATTTTTGCTACGCATATTATACTATAAAAATGTATCTTTGTAAAAAGCGAAATCACAAAGCGAAACGACATAAAAAAACGGCTCACCGCGTTTGCGATGAGCCATAAATTTTACTTTGAAAGCCGTCTTACCTCCGACACCGGAAGCTCCAGTTCCCGGGCTATCTGCTCCGGAGTGTCGCCGTTCTGCCGCCTTGACCGGATATACGTAGAAATTTCCGGGGACGACACCAGCGATCGCGCTTTCGGTATCCAGATCTGTGAACCGCCGAATGTATCCACCAGCGCCTGGTAGTTTTCCAGCCCGATGATGTCAGCCACCTCCTGCTGGTCGGCGTTAAGGTGGCTCTTCTTTACCAGCATTGCAAGTCCCATGCTTATCACTCCTTTTCAGTTTATTCTGCTCTGAGCGGAGTATCCGCTTGAGCATTTCAATTATCTCCGACCCCTCTGCCCGGGTTACACGGCTGAAAATATCCCTGTCCGGGCGGATTTCTCTGCCGGTCACCTTGGATATTACACCCCTCAGCCGTTCCCGGGGCTTGATGTCCGACGGAGAAATCTCGGCTATCCGGTACATCAGCTTGAAGCACATATTCTGCTGTTCCTCTGTAATGAGTTCCGGCTTCGGCGCGACCTGCGAGCGGTATTCCTCCAGCCGCCTGATGATGAAATCCGCCTGCTGCTCGGTCAGTTCCGAGATGTGGTCTTTAAGCGAAAACTGCTTTACCCAAAGATGGAGGTTGTCGTCGTTCCCGGCGCTCCGGTCGAGCAGTCCGGCGGCAGCGCCGAGGGCATATATCCGCCGGATCTGTTCCTTGGTAGCCATCAGGTCACCGCGATCTTGGTGGAGCTGTCCACCGCAACGCCGAGATTGATACAGCGGAGCAGCCGTGCTTCGTCTGCGCCGGACATCTCCGCAACGCTCCGGAATGTCTGCCAGACCGCCGCCTCGGCGTACAAGTAGGCGTAATCTCCGGCGTCCTGCTCCGAAAACCCACCGATTTTCATGAGGTTGTCGCGGTCAGTCTCAAACTTCGCGCCTTTAAGTTTCTTCGCAAGCGCGGATTTCGCCTTATCTCCGCAGGGGAGCTGCGCAATTATCTCCTCCGGCGTTGACCTGGTGTAATTCCCGGTGAACATTCCGATGAGCATGCGCTCAATATCCTTGTTCTTCGGCTTGATTTCGGTCTTGACGGCTTCCTCAAAGATATCCGGAAACATCGCTCCCAGCGTTTCTTTAAGGTAATGCGGGTAAACTATCGTCAGAGCCTGCGCCTCGGTATAGGTAACTGCCGCCTGTGAATCCGGGTCGGCGTACACAGTGGACTTGAACTTTGTGTCAACTACATCATCACCGCCGCGCTCCAGAAAATACGCTTCAAGCTCTTTGCGGCGGTCGTTGAGCTTTGCGATATCCGCCTTGATACGGCTGAGTTCACGAACCTTGTCAATTATATCACTCATCTGCCGTTACCTCCTGATAAAGCTTTGTGGCGCACAGCGGACAGCAGAATATACCTCCGAACTGCTTGACCTTTTCCGCACCGCCGCAGAAACGGCAGGTATCAACATGTTTTGTGATGATGAGTTTCCCGTCAGCCGAGGCGGTAAGGTCGACCGCAGTTCCGGCGTCAAGGTCGAGGTGCGCCGCCATGTCGCGCGGGATAGTCAGTCCGCGGGACTTGGTAAGCTTTTTAAATTTAATTTCCATGCTGTTTTATCCTCCTTTAAATGATGTTTAAGTAGTGTCATCCACGCCGAGAAGCGCCATCATATCGTCGAACCCCTGACGCGCGCCGTGTTTCCGGCGGGAAACGCCCCGGAACTCCACCGGAAAACACTTCTCAAGCACGCGGTCGTATATCCGCGCGTATCGCATGTCTGCGGGATTTTTCAGCTCCTCCAGCGTGAGATTCGTTGTATATATCACCGGCAGTCCTGCGCGGTAGCGGCTGTCCACGATGTTGTAGACCTGCTCCAGAGCGTAATCCGTGGAGCGCTCCGCGCCCAGGTCGTCGAGGATAAGCAGGTCTATCGCCGACAGGCGGCTGCAAAGGTCGCTTATACCGTTTTCGATGAGCTTGACAAGCGAGGTCATAACGACCGACACTCCCTGCGCCAATAGTTCGTTCGCAATGCACGCTGCCGTGTAGGTCTTGCCGGTACCCACGCCGCCGAACAGCAGCAGACCGCGGTTGTCCTGCTTCATCTGCTGGAATTTCGCGGCGTATCTGCGACATATCTCCACGCTGCGGGCGTTCTCGCCTGACTTGTCAGCAGTAGTGAACCGCACCGCCGACAGCGAGTTGTCCATAAGCGACAGCCGGCGAAGCTCGTTAGCGCGCATGTTCGCCAGGATAGATTCGCTGCGTTTCTTTTCTTCCTCTTTGGCGCGGGTCATGCATTCGCACCAGACCGGCACGATTATCTCCTCGCCGCTGACCTCAATACGGCTGCGCTTGAATCCTCCGCATTTTCCGCAGCGGAGCAGACCGTCCTCGCCGATGTAGTCGCCCTCCAGCGGGGGATTGCTCTGCATGTGCAGAGCCGCCAGTGATTTTACGAACGCTGCGCCGTTCACCTTATCCATAGTCATCAAACGGATTGCCTGACATCGGCGGCGCTGACGGCGCGGGTGCGGGAATGCTGTCCGAATACTGCCCCTCGGCGACCTTTACCAAGTTGCCCGGCTGCATTATCCAGTCGAAACTTGCACGCCAGCCGCGGGAGTTCCGCCCGCAGAGGAATGCGCTCTGAGCGGCTGTCCTGAACACCTGCTCCAGATCGTAGCCATCCTTCTGAGCCTTGACGATAGCGCGCCTGCGCTTGTCAGTCAGCCGCGTCGCCGGGGGAAGCTTCGAGCATATCCGGTTGAAACAGTCGAGAACCGCCTTGTAGTCGTGCGTGGGCGGGTTCTTCAGCTCTTTCAGGAACACCTGAAGTTCTTTCCACTGCGATGGGGTCAGTTCGATGTCCGTGGAACGGTCGTTATCATAGTCGTAAAGCTTGAATTTCATGCAATCACTCTCCTTTCTGCCGGGTGTATCCGGCGTAATCCCTGCTCTGCGTTCGCACGGGCTTGCAACCGTTTCCGTTCGGAAGCCGCATTAGGGCGGCGCAGAATAAAACTGCACCGTGTAAAATCAATGTTCACGTTCCACAAGGTAAGTAGCCCTCATATCCGCCAGATGAAGCATTACCGCCAGAGGATACTTCTCGTAAGCAGCATTCAGTCCCCGGTCGCCGCCCCGGAACGCGTTGTCGAACGCTCCCATGTGCCAGCGGATAGCCGCGGCTTCCTCGTCCGAAAGCTTGATGAACTTGCTTGCAAGGTACAGCGATTTTTCGCCGTGACCGAGCGGAAACTCATCGTCGAAAACATAGACCTGCTTCTCGACCCACGCGCCGTTCTCCTTGACGTTCCGCTTTTCCGTTCGGTAGCAGTTCGCCTTGCAGATGTCGTGCAGCAGCGCAACGATGATGGTGGTTTCAGGCGGATAAACCTTGCTGTTCGGGTCGAGATTGAGTTCAGCGCAAACATTTATGCTGTGCATAAGCAGTCCGCTCTCGAATGCCCCGTGATATTTTGTGCTTGCCGGGGCAGTAAAGAAGTCTGTCTCCTCCTGAAGATAGCGGATAAGCTCCTCAATACCGTCCCTGTTCGTCGTGCGAAGCAACTCTACAAAATCGTCCGCTAATTTTTTCTGTGCTTCCTTGTCCATAAAAATCCTCCTTATATTTTTCCTTGCTCTGCGTTATCGGGCTTGCAACCGTTCCGTATGGAGCCGCATTAAGGCGGGGGACTAAGCCCCGTGTTATTTAGCTGGTATGGCAGGGTGAATATAAATGACCCTGCCAGCAGCCATGCCTTGTAATCGTTCGGCGCTGATTTTGATTCTTGATTCAACACTAAGGAAAAGCGACAATTCCTCACTGTCGCGGAATACCTTTTCGGAAAGTAGCTTTTCGATTCCGACCCTCACTGCGTCGTAATTACTCACCTTATCCAGTCCGTCAAGGTAAAGCTTCAGAAATTCAATCAGCAGCTTCTCTTCATTCATTTTCAAGGAACCTCTGCACCTCGGACTGCCGTTCCGCCCGTCCGATCCGAATGCCCTTGCACACTCCCTCATGATACGAACGAAGATTTACGGATTTCTCCATGTGCTTGTAGCATGAGAAGTACCCAAGCAGAGCCGCGCCGACAAAGGCTACAAGCAGGAATATCAGCGCCAGGAATCGGCAGGGGAGCAGTCCCAGTGAAAGCGCGTTAGCGAGCGCCATCAGCTCAACGCCGCCGAGGAACGCAAGCATGTATTCTATTTTCATTTCAGCAGCTCCTTTCTTATCCGCTTGATGTTGCCGCTTATCTTGTGTTCCAGCACCAGCTCGTCCGGGGTGTCCTTGCAGACGAGCCAGTTTTCCGGATTCAGCCGAACGGAAGCAATGCTCTGCTTCTGGCGGCGAGTGGGGTTCTTTCCGTGTTTCATACCCGCACCGCCTTTTCCGCGCCCTTGAGGTCAAGGTGCATCATCTTCGCCATGCGGACTATCCCGTTAAAGTCGTAGTCGCCGGAGTCAAAGGCGTTCCCGAACAGCCGGACTGCTCCGTGTATTCCCTCGGCGGTCTGGGCTACCTTGTAGAGGAGCGTCAGTTCCTGCTCCCTGCCCTCCAGCACCGGGAACAGCATTTTGATGTCCTCGGGCTGAACGTCCCCGGTGCTTATCTGCTGCCGCTGCCATGCGCGGTTCGCGACCTGACGGTACTGCTCCCGGGACTTGCCCTCGATTTTCTCCCGTATCCCCTGATTCCCGACCAGAACAACGCCGAGGGTCTGGCGGCGCTCTGCAAAGAAATCCGCGAACGAACGCAGCGTTTCGATACTGCCGTAGGTCAGAAGCTGCGCTTCGTCCACTGCAACGACCATTCCGTCGTGTAGCTTCGCCGCAATGCTCATCCACAGGTCGTCCCGGGACTGTGTGACCGGAACTCCCAGGTTCAGAGCCAGCAGTTTCAGCACTGCCTTTGTGCTCTTGGTGCAGGGATTTATCGTTATCATCACGCTGTCGTGAGGGTGATCCTCTATGTACTTGTGGAGCGCCTTCGTCTTGCCGACTCCCGCGTCCCCGGTCACGAACGCGAACCCGCCCTTGAGCTGTGTGTTCCGCACCGTCTTGTATACCAGCGTGGATATCGAGGTCGGCGCGTATTCTACCTCGCTGTAGGTCTCGGAAGCCGCCGCCTTATTCTCAAAATAGGCGTATATCTTCTCGAACTGATTGTCCCAGTTCCCGGCGTAGTACCCCTTACGTATCTGCGACAACGCCGAGCCGGTTATCCCTATGCGCTCGCAAAGCTTCGTTTCGGAGATTCCAAGCTCCGCGGCGGTCGTTGTTATCTTTTCGAGGGCTTCGCGCTGCTTCGGCGTAAGCTCCCTGATGATTTTCTGTTCTGCCATGATGTCAGTCCTTTCTGCGGCTCGCCGCCGCTGCGTTTAACTTATCCAGGATATCAATATTGACGGAGATCTCGCTGATATCCCCAAGCGCCGGGGATTTCTCCAGCTTCTCCTCGGAAAATACCGGAACGAATTTCGCGGGTTTCTTGAATACCATGTCCTTGCCGCCCTCGACGGAATTCCTGACCATAGCGGCGAAGATGTCGATACGCTTGTCGGCGTCCACGCTGTCGAGGATTCCGCGACCGTATTCCCGGACGAGCTTCTTGCTCTCGGCGATCTGCTTCTCGGCGGTGGCGATATCTTCGCGGTGGTTGGTAAGGTAGTCAACAAGGAGATCGTCGTCCAGACTCCAAGTCCAGAGGTACTTGTCAGTAGCCATGTCGTACACGCGAACCGAGCGGATATCCGCCGGATCGTAGCGGACGTACACCTTTTCACCGATGTGGAGAACGGTGTCCGCGCCGCGGTACCACAGCTTTTCTCCGGCGAAATTGATGTACACGCCGTTGCGGTTGACTGCCTGCGGCTTGCTGACGCGTTTGAGCAGCATTGAGAGGTTAGCTTCGTCCGCTGTGCGGAATACGGTGTCCTGTATGCTGCTGTTCCAAACCTCAAAACGCCTCATGCCCTTGTAGCGGCGCTCCTTGCCGCCGTAGGGAGCGGCGTTGAAACAGCCGTCGATGTAGGAATCCAGCGCTATCCGTATCTGTTCTTCCTCTGGAATAATTCCGTGCTTCAGCTTGTATTTCAGGCTTTCCGGGCGTTCCAGAATCGTGCCGCCGCAGAACGTGGGAATACAGCGTGAAAACTGATTCTTGAAAGTGCAGAACGTGCGCTCGATGGGCTTCGCCTTTGCGTTCCGGACGATAGCGTTGTGCATTTCGATTCCGAGGAACTGCAAGATGTTCGGCGGCAGAGGATCCTTGTTCCAGTCTTTCCGGCGGCGGTGTCCGCGTCCACCGATATCCGATACAAGGAACTCGGAACCGTTGTCGAAGTAGACTGCTTTCGGAACTCCACACCTCAGTATTCCATGCCGGAGCGCCAGTAGCGTGCTGTCGCCGGAGGGCGCGTATGTGAGGTTCCAGCCCATCATAGCGCCGGACTTGGCGTCCAGGAACGCTGTGAGGTACAGGCGGCGAACCTTGCCGTCCTTTCCTGCGGTGAAGAAATCGAAAGTGTGGTTATCTGCTATCCAGACATCGTTTGCGTGGAGGTCGTCGTAAAGTCGCTCGACATACGGCAGGCACTTGTCTGAGAACGCCTTGTCGCCGTTGCGGAAGTACATTCGCACCGCATACGGTATATCTTCGGCTCTGCGGCGAAACGTGCGCTCTGACGGCATATCCGGCAGACTTTCCGGGTAATGCTCCTGCACCCAGTCCCGGGTGAATTTGTAGCAGCTCGTTATCGGAAGGCACTGCTGATCGAGGTAGAACCGGCTGAACGCGTTCAGCATGAACTCCGGAACGGTGGTGGTTCCCTTGTTGCTGCCGCCTCGCTTGTCGATAAGCCCGGAAATGTCCGAGTTCCGGTAAGCCTTGAGCCTGCGGTAGAGGATATCAGTGCTTATCTCCAGGTCAGGGTATTTCAGCCGCGCTGCCTGAACGTACATCTCGTCGATCTCGCCCTTGCTGTACTGCTCGTAGCTGTCCCGGATAGTGAGCCAGTCCTTGATGATTCCTGTCCAGAGATACAGCTCGCTGCGCTGCTTATCCGTAAGATCGTCCAGAGTAAGGCGGTTTTCAGCTGGCTTTAATGGGGCTTTAACAGCCTTTTTAATCGGTTCCAAGCCGAGCGAGCGGCGCTGCTGATTTTCCCATTTGAGTTGTAAATCCTGCGGCAGTGCTGTCAGGGGAATTATGTATTCGGTGCGGTTGTTCGCAGCGTTTGCTTTAACTTCAGCGCTGATTTTTCCGTCTTTAACGCATTTCTGAACATACTGTAAACTGCACCCTTTTAACTGAGCAGTCTGGGCTGTCGTTAAATAGGTCAAAGCAATTTCTCCTTTCTGTAAGAATTTTACTTGACAAAAGCACTAGGCTCTGATATACTTTAGACGGAGCCTTAGGGTCAAACAGAAACGATATTCCGTGCAAAGAGTAGTCGTTTCTGCCGAGGCTCTATTTTTTATGCTCCGACCTGCCATCATCAGCGCAGGGCGGTCATTCCCTGCGGACGAACAACCCGCTGCCGGGCTGCTCGTTTCGGCTGTTTTCATCTACTTGGTTACTTTTTTGATTTTAACGTGGACAACTCTGTGTCCTCGTCCGCTAAAATTCTGAGTTAATAGCGGTTCCTTTTCTGACTTTGACTCGTCTTTGAGCTTTGAAAGATGTTCAGAGATAGCTGATGAAATTTTAGTAGTTTCTTCAAAATCAAAATCAGAAATATAGTCGATTTTGGAATCGTCGCTTTCCTCCTGCGGAGCTGCTTTCTTTCCGACCAGCTTTTCGTGTTCTGCGACCATGTCCTCGACCAGAGCAGAGGCATTGTCAATTGCCTCCTGTATCTCGTCCAGAACGCTTCTGCAGGATTCCACGCGTTCCTTTGCACCATCAAGGTACCAGTTGAAACTGTCAATCTTTTCTGCTGCGTTGTCCTCAATGACGTTTATCGGGGCGTTGTCCTCGAACCACGGGAATGCCTTCATGCAGAAATCCCACTCGGCGTCCTCCTTGTTCGGCAGGTACTTGCCGCCGTACACATCGTTGCCGTTCTCGGCGGTATGCCAGACAACGTAGGGGTCAGGGGCGGTCTCGGAATGAGCAAGAACCATTCCGTTAGCTACCATCAGCACGGTGTAGCCCTGGATTATGTCGTTGTTTCTTATCATGGTTTACTCCTATTCTGTTTTGCAATTGATTGCAAACGCTTAAAAATCTGTGATCATATTGTCGTAAGGACTGCACATTTCGTCTATCATAGGCTTATCAGAGTTGGAGTAACAGCTATTGTAAAGACTGACAGTCCTAGGACGGCGTGTTTGTTTCCGTCTCTCGTTGGAAAGCGTTGATTCCATATTGCGAAATGCAATGTAAGAAAACGGCACCTCTTTAAGGTCTGGTCTGAGAAAACGAATTTTGACTGCACGGAGATATCCGAAAACCACAGTATCATACCATTCATCAAACGATAACCTCTTGATTCTGAGAAATTTCCATATTTCAGAATGGTTGATTTCTGCGAACTCGCGCTCTTCATCAGTCAAAGGTTCTGAATAGTCTATTTTCGCACCATTTTTTCCTTGAGGAATAAGCGCGATTTCAATACCTGTTTTCTCTGCAATTTTTTTCCGTGCAACAGGTGACGGCTTGCTCCTGCCGTGTTCATAGCCTATGATAGTATCGTAAGACAGCCCGACTAACGAAGCAAATGCCTTTTGTGTAAGCCCATTCTTTTTTCGGTAGTCTTTGAGCAGATTAGAAAAATCTGATTTGCTTTCCATATTGCTCGCCTCAGTCTACAAAGGTGTTGCGTTCGAAGTCGAATACTCCGAAATACTCGTCGTTCAGGTAAACGTTCGCCCTGTTCTGGGTGGGGCAGGTGATCTGCAGTTCGCGGATCCGGCGATAGCCAAGCTTCTCCAGAGCGGCGGTAACTGCTGCGGTCATTTGGTTCATGCTCATGGTATCACTCCTTTCACCACCGGACGCGCTGTACTCTGGCAACGTCCTTATTCTTATGGAGTATCCTTGCGGCAGTCAGACCGTTTGTTTTCACGGATACTCTCATCACGTTCCCGACTATGTCAGTCATTCTCCAGCCTTCGCGTACAGCTCCGTGCATTGTCTTTCCGTTGTAAACATGCACCTCATACTTCTTGGTCTGAGCTTCGAGCCGTTCGCCGGAAAAATCCTCGAAACCATATCCGAAAACTGTGCCGTCCGGACGGTAATCCTTGTACTCAGCTTCGTAGTAATCGTCTCCGATCTTTCTGAGCCTGCCGTAAATGCGAATGGGTTTATTCATGAAACAGCCCTCCCTATCATTTCGTCTACCGAGCAGTGGAAGAAATCTGCGGCAGCGACTACTATTTTGAGCGACGGCACCTTGTATCCGCTCTCAAAACTTGCTATATTCTGCTGTGTCGTTCCGATTTGCTCGGCAACTTCCGCCTGCGTAAGACCTTTTTCTTCGCGTTTACGCTTTAAAATATTGCTAAACAGCATTTTAAAACCTCCTTACTGTTGATTTTTTAGCCACGTTGTGGTAAAATGTATTCGGGGCAGTATGCCCTTGCATACCCCTGTCGGGGTATATACACATTATAATTCTAAAAATCAGAATTGTTAATAGATAAAATTCCGAATTTTAGAATTTAGGCGTTTTATACAAAAGGAGTGTGGCTTTTTTGTTTTACGACCAACTGAATAAACTATGTAAGGAGAATAACAC